GGACCCTCGGGATACCTCTCTTTATCCTTATAACATTGCGGACCCATAGCCATAACTAATCCTACTTGTGATGCAACTTGTTGTTTTTCTAAAGTAGTTTCAGCTAATACTAATCCACCTTTAGTTTTTTCTTTCATTTTAAAAGGTAAAACTAACATACGCCAACCTGTTGGCTTTGGTAAATTTGGTTCTTGTTTTTTCTCTGATTTTTTTACACCAATAAGATCATTGTTTGGTGTTAATATCGATGACTGTTCCTTCATTTTGCTCCTTATCGTTTAGCAGGTTAGAGAGTTCCTGTCTGGTCGCCTCGTAGGCATTTATTTGTCCTATTATATACTTATAATTTTCCATGTTGTCAACACCACCAGAAGTTACATTAATTGCTAATGCTTCTATTCTAGTATTGATAAAACGGAGTAATCTATTGATTGCTGTTTCTAATTGCATTAAGCACCAACTTTCTTCATAGCTTTTTTGTGACTTTTAGAAAATGACATTCCTTTTTTCATGTCTTTTTTCATACTAGCCATATGCTTTGAAGAATGATGCTTTTTGTGTTTTTTAAGTGTTGTTTTTTGTCTTTTAGTTAACATTTCCATCTCCTTCTTGCCTGACGGATTCGTGAGTTTGGATCGTTACGTGTTTTTGCTGATGACCTTTTTAATTGTCCTAGTGATCTAGCGCAGTATGATTTTCTACGATTAGCAGCTTTTGATCCTGGCTTCACTTTTCCAGTCACGGCTGTTTTTAATTTACTTCCAGGGTTTGCTGCCCTGTAAGCTCTTACACCTTTTGCTGTCATTCCTGCTCTTCTATAGGCAGCGACACCTGCTTTAGTCATGCCTGCTCCAGACTTTGTAGATCTGTAGTTCTTTTTATTTCGAGAAATTGGATTTTCTGCTCTACCACCTCTAGCCATTCCTTTTTTAATCATTCCTCCTGTTGTTCTAGGATTAGGTAAGACTGATTTTTCTCTTTTTTTAAACCTAATTTCTTGTTGTCCTGTTTTAGGATTAACAACAACTACTCTTTTGTGTGTTGCATTTTGAAATTGAGTCACTAGCTTTTTTTAGCAGTTTTAGCAGATCTTTTTAAAGCTTTATCAGTTACAGTTCCTTTACCAGGTCTGCTTTTACCTCTTTTTTTGGCTCTGTTCATGTAAAAGTAAAGACCTTTTTTAACAGTACGTCCGTCTTTAGTTACATGAGTATCTTTTCCTGATCCACCTTTTTTATAATTAGCTCTCATCATTCCGCCTCCCATTGCTTGCATACGGCCACCATCTTTGTATCCCATTATTTTTTTAGCTACTTCAGGATTTTTAGATGCTAATTTGTTCATACCTTTTGATGGGTATTTACCTTTAATTGCTTTTTCTCTTTTAGAACTCATACTTTTACCGATCATAGATTCAGTTTTTCTGATATCTCTTTTTTTATCGGGTGTTCCATCTCTATAATTTCGTCTCATATTATTTTTCCTTTTTAAATAATTTAAATTTTTGACTTCGTTTTTTATACTTTGGAAATTTCTTTTTTGCAAGTTCATTTGCACCTATAGTTGCTCCGGCTCCGGCTGCAGCAAATGTACCAGCTGCTATGGCAGCGTTTCTATCTATTTTTTTATTTCTAGCCTTACGTAGTTTTTCAGATTTTTCTATATCATTACTAGATTTAGACATTGATTTAACACTTTTTGCTACTGTATTACCTGTGTAAGGTTTTAAACCATATTGTTGTCTTATTTTTAAAAGACTATCTGTAGTTTCTCTTCTTTTTTTTAAATTTTTTGCAATAGGAATACTAGTAATTCTTTTACCGTCTCCTTTTGCTTTTGATTTTAAAGCTTTTTTTCCTGCTTTAAATGCATAACCTAAAATACCCATTATTTTTTTCCTCCGCCGTTTCTAAAAATCTGTGTACCTTTTATACCATAAATGCTCGCCACGACAAGGATCCAGAGGTTTGTAAACCATGACGGGAGCTGCGAGAACATATCGAAAAACAATTTTACCTTGTCCATCGCTGTCGGATCGTCCGATACGACTGCCCAGGCCAAAATCATGACGGGCGTCGAGAGAATTATCAAAACTGCCTCGTCTTTCCAATCTGATTGTCGAGCTTCAAGAAGTTTACCTTGGTAAGCTTCTTGGCCACGAGCCATTTTTTCGGCATGCATAAGCTGTGCATCCGACATTGCCATTTTCGTTCTCTGCTTGTTAGCATAAATTTTACTACCAGCAGAAACGGCTAATTTAATTGCCGATAACCACATAATTTAGTACCAAGTAGCTTCTTTTTTCTTTTCAGAAAGCATTCTTTTAGTTCCTCTAACCTTTTCTTTATCTCCAGTAGGGATATAGTTAAAAGATCCGTTAGAAGTAGTCTTAGATCTAGGGTCTATCTCTAGATTTTGACTTGGAACCTGAACAACTTTTTCTTTTTTATAGTTTATCATGATTTTTTCCTTTTATTAGTTTCTTTTATTAACGTCAATTGTTTCTTTGCTTGTATCTGGCATAGATTTTTGCAAAATTGTCTTTTCAATAGACGTATTAGCTCTTAATTCTGCTAATTCTTCGTTTTGATCAATTTTATCTTCGTGAATTTCTTGACCTTGAACTAATTTTGCTTTGTTCAAGTCATTTGTTGCTTGATCTTGTTCTTTTTTACGTTGATTTTCCATTGCACGTAAGTCAACTTCACGTGATTTTAATTTTAGAAGAGGATCGTTGTCAAATTGAGATGTAATTTTCTTCTCTTCCTTCATAAAATCTTCTGTCATCTCTGCAATTAGAATAGCTTTTCTTGCTTCTATCTGTTGAGTCATCTGTTGCAGTTGTTGTGCAGCCATAGGGTTTTGCGCTGCAGCTTGTTGCATTGCTTTCATCTGCATTAGTTGCTCTCTAAACTCTAATTGTACCTGTTCTTGTGCCATCAATGATATATGCTCCAAAATATTTTTTTGTATTGCTGCCATAACTGGTGGATTGTTTCTTACCATGTTAGTAGACATGAAATTTAAGTGTGCTGTGATATGTGCTTGATGATCTTGACCCGGAAAAGCTTGAAAAGGTTTACCAGCTAACGCATCAATGTGTTCTAAAGATGGATCTTTTGGTGCATTTGGCGGAGGAGGCGGCAATACTGCGTCTACATTTTTTACACCAATAGCTTCGTACATAGTTCTGTATACTTGATACAGATTGTGTAATTGTGGTTGTGATGTTGCAAGTTGTAATTGAGTTTGTGCTAATGTAATTCTTTGCGACATTGAAAATATGTTTGGATCAGCTACAGGAACTACATCTATTCTATCATCAAAGTCAGCTTGTTTAATTGTTCTTGCACCACCAACAACATCGTATGGATATTCTGGTGGTAAATATTGTGCAATAATTTTTGACAATAATTTAAATTCTTGTTTCATTGCAGCATAACATCTTTTGTGTATTGCGCTCATGACTCTTGAACCACGTTCTAATAATGCAATTGTAGTTCCTACAGCTGCATTTTGTTTTGTGTCACCAACTTGCATATCAGCAATTGCTGCAAATCTTTGACCTGATTGTACAACAACACCTAACAATTGTAATAATGTTGGTGATGGTTCTTTGTATGGTAAAGGAAAGAATGCTTCTCGTAAATTACCACCTGGTGCATCTACATCTTTAAATTCACCTGGTTGTATTGGCGATGCTTCATCTCTAACTCTTACACCTCTTTGTTTAAATCCTGCAGGTAAGTTTGCTAACGTACCAGCGTCTAATAATTGACGGAGAGCAGACGTTGCCGTTCTGCTCAATCCGCCAATCATGTGAATGAGACCGAAACCATAAAATCCTAGTCCTGGCAGAAATTTGAAGTGGACAAAATATTGGATTTTAGTTTTCTTAGGCTCATTGGGCGCAAAGTTCCTTCTAATAGAAAGAACTAATCGGCTGCCTTCTTCTACAGTTACTATGTAGGGCAATTTTATTCCAGTTGGTTCACCGTCAGGTCCAACTTCTTCAAAACCTTCTAAGTCTAAATTAACATGACACTCTAACAAATTATAAACTGATTCTGCTTTTCCAGTTTTTTTTGTGCCTTCTAATTCACGTTCTTTTTTTTCTAATTCATTGTTTACCATTGATCCAGGTGGACCTAATTCTACATCTCTGTAAAATCCTGATACTTGTTGTTTTCTTAATTCGTTTTCTGAAATTTTTACAACATGTATTACAGATTCTGCATCATCTAAAGATGTTGCAGTATAAGGTACAACTAATTCATCCGCCGGTACAAACTTTGATACTACTCTTCCTAAATTTGTATCGTAATAAATTTTTTTAAATGTTGATCCTGCAAGTGGTAAATGAAATAACATAGAATCAAATTCTGGTTCATACTCTTTCATAGTATCCATAATTAAATAATTCATGTAATCTTTAACACGTTGTGATTGTTGTTCCGTTGCTGGCGTTTTAGCTCCGATTACCTGTGTTCTTACTGGTCCGTCAGCTGGTAACAATTCTTTGTAAGCTTGCGCTTGAAACTGTGTGACTGCTTCTGCTAACACTGGGTGTGTTGCACCTGAAGCTCCTTGAAATGGTTCTGATCTGTTTTCGTATTTAAAACCTAATAGATCTAAACCTTGTGTGTAAGATTGTTCCCATTCTTTTCTTGATGATTTATAATCCATATAATTATTGACCATATCTCCACCGATTGGTGATAAAATATCGTCAGGTAAAATATCTGCTAGATTATCAAAATGATTTTCCGTGCCCGGTACATTAATTGCACCTGGTTCAAAATCAATTAAAGCTCCACCATCTTCTTCGGGTATTACTTCTACTGGTCCTTTTTCTGAAACTTCTTCCTGAACATTAACATCCATTTCTTCCTCATTAGGAAGTTCAATTTGTGTTCGTGTGTTCGGGAGTCCTTTATCTATATCTGCCATTTATTACTCCTATAAGTTTTTAACACGGTTTTTAAGAGATAGCAACCCTTGAGGTTGGGGTCCTGATGTTGGTGGTGGGCCTGACTTATCTCCACCTGATAAACCTGCAATACCACCGCCTGCAAAGAAAATTCCTGGTTGTTCATATTGTAAAGTTTCTATATCTCCGGATCTAACTGGATTATCATAAGTAAACCCTCTTCCTAAATTAAATTTTTGTAATTCTCTAGGATCCATATTTTTTAATTCTTGTGTAGTTATTTCTCTTTCTGATGCTTGTGGTTCGTATTGAGGTAATCCAATTTTAGATGCAAATGGTATTACTCTACCTTGTAGTAAATTTTTAGCACCTTGTGTTAAAGAATTAAAAGCATCAAAAAACATTGTACCCATACTACCCTCAGCAGGATTATATTTTTTTTGTATTTTAGGAAACACACTTTGTTTTTCTTGTTTTAACTTTTGCATAGCAGCATCTTGCATGTCATAAAAAGGTTTTTCAAATTTTTCTTGTGTCATTTTATCTCTTCCTTGAACCATTGTAAGAGGTGATCCACCCGTTATTCTATCAGAAATGTCATTTTGTAATCTTTCAAACTCAGGTTTGATTCTTTCTAAATATTTATTAAAATCTGCTCTAAGTTTTTCTGATGTTTCTACGTCTTGATTTTCAAGAGCAGTCGCCATTTGATCGTCTACATTTTTAGAATTTTGTTCATAACTTTTATTTAACACATTTAATTTATACGCTGAATCAAATGTACTACTATCTATGCCCATAGATTCTGCTACTTTTTTTAATTCTTCCATGTAAGCTTTATTTTCATAAAGTCCCAATGTTCCACTTTCTAATGCACCAGCTGCAGCCTCTTTCTCAGATTGTCCTTTTGACATTCTGTTAGCTTTATCTAGTTGATAAAATATAACCTCTGGTAATATAAAACCACCAGTACCACCAACCAACTTTCTAGCACCTGGACTTAATCTTTTAAACATTGAAGGCAAATCTAAAGCACCTAATGTTACAGCTCCACTTCCTGGTGGTGGTTTTAACCTACCTGATCCGGTAGCTGCTAATTCATCTACATTGTTTAATAATTCTGCATTTGCAAATAATTTCTTTGCTGTTGCTCCAGCTGTCTTTTTTTCATTTTCAATTTGACCTTGCATAATAAGTGCTATTTCTGCTCTATCAATATCTGTTAATTGTTTAACAGGTTTATCATATAAACCAAAACCTAAAACATTTGCATAATTAACTCCTGTTACTTTTGGTTTTAAAGTAAACTCATCTAATTGAAGACCTTGAACTCTGCCACCTGATAAATCAACTACTGTGGATATTTTTAAATTGTTAAGCTCTATTTGTTTTCGTAGCTCTTTAGGTATGGTTTTTAAATTATTTGCTTTTTTGTAAAGTTGGTTTTGTTCTTTGTATAATTGTTTTAACTTATTCTCAAAAGGTTTGACAGACTTATTGTTTATTTGCACAAATTCAGGATCATCAAAATCTAATCCTAAATTCATTACATTATACATTTCACCTGTTTTTTTAACTTGTTCTAAACTTAAACGATGAGCTTGTTCTAAAGGTTGACCTTTTTTAAATTCTGCTAATTTATCTTCTATATTATTGTTTGAAACTTCTTTTATAAGATCGTATTTTTTTTTATTTGCAGATTTTCTTGCTGTGTCAGGGTCTACGTCTGCTTTTAATTTTAATTTTTTTCTTTCAGCAACAGCTTTTTCAGCAGCTTCTTTAGTTCGATAATATCGAACTCCTCTAAATTTTTCAGGAATATTTGATACTGCTGCACCACTTACATTTGGATTTTTAAAATCTACTTTAAATTTAGCCCACTTTGGTATGTTGTATTTTGATTCACTTGGTGTATCAAAAGTTTCTTTAAATCTAGTCTTTTTATCTATGTCCCTTACTTCTCTTATTGCTAGATATTTTTCTTTTGCTGGTTTACCAAAAAACTCACCTCTTTGATCAATAGATGCTTGTCTTTCTGCAGAGGGAATGTTTTTTATTACTCCTTCTTTTTTTAACGCAGTTAATCTTTTACTAATTGATGACCTACCAAAAACACCACCAAACTCTTCTGTTAATTTATCAGCGATAGCTTGTGCTCCTAACTTATTTTTTTGATGTAGTTTTATTATTCTTTTTTCTATTTTAGGAGCATATGGTTTTTTATAAGCACTTTTACTTGGTGGTCCATCAGCAAACCTAATTCGTCCACCACTTGCTTTTTCTGTTCTTGGGTTAGCTCTCATAAATCTATTGAGAGCCTCTGTTGTTTCAACATCTTCTCTAACTGGTGGTTGTTTTATATTTTTAGTTCCAAACTGTAATTCACCTGAATCAAATAATTTTTTTATTTCTGGATTTGTATC